AGAACGTGACCCAGTCGTATTGGATCGCATCGTGGCCGGAAGGGGTTGTGACCTTCATCTTCCCGGTGCCAACCTCTTGTGTCTCGAAGGGGTTGTTGCCCAGAGCGATAATCGTTCTGAGCGGGGTGATGTCGTTAACGTACTGACCAGCTTCGATGTAGTACTTCTGGTTCGTCCCTATCCCTATAAACCTCTCCAGGGACAGGGACGTCCATTGAATCATCGACCTGCAAGTGCCGTAGATAGTCTCGGCATTCGCATATGCCTGCCATCCCCCAATTACCTCAGGGTATCCAAGCCTGAACCGGATCTTGTCGGCGTCATACCAGAAGCCCTCCGAAGAGTACTCTGTAACGTCCTTGACGATTCCCGGTTTAGGTTGGATTTTGACGAGCGGCATTCCTAGACGAGAGCGGGTTCTTTGACTTCCTGCTCTTCCTTCTTCCTGCTGGCGATGAGTTTGGCGCTGAAAGCACCCTTAGAAGCATTCAACTGATCGGCGCTGAACTGCAACTGCGCCAACTTGTTGTTGATGTCGTTGATCTGGGACACCAAGTACTTCTCTTCTTCGTTAAGCTCACTGAAGTGAACCTTTTCGTTGTCAATGTAGATGAACTGATCAGTCATGTTGATACCTCATCTGACATTGTACAAGCTATTGCGAGAACTCACGAGCCTTCATCTGCTGATACGCAGCCTCAACGGCTCTGGCTACAATCTCCGCAGGGACTTCAGGCATCTTCTTCCGAGCAGCCTGCACGGCGATGTTCTTCAAGACCTCACCCCTCGGCACGGAGCCTTCAAGCATAGCCTTCACCCCAAGCTGGTTGGCGACAGCAATGATCTGGTCGTCCATCTTCGTGGGGGTAGCGATAGCGATGAACTCGACAATCGGATAGACAGAAGAGACGTATCCGTAGAACTTGGATACAGATCGTGGAGAGAAGAACCCTTTGAGCTTCGAGATGAAAGACATGATGTATCCTTACGCCAAGTTCCTGAGCTTGTACAGGGTGGAGGCCAGTAGAGACAGAATGCCATCCACGGTGTTCTGGAGGTGAGACTCCTCGCCCATCTTTTCCCGGTTGTCCGTGACGTAGCGGTAGAGTTCCTCTACGAACGACACAGGATTCTTCGGCGCTGAGAACTTCTCAGAGGGGAAGGACTCGATCACCCCATGCACGCCCATACACTCTTCAGCCAAGGAATCAGCCTGCTCCTGGAGACCCTCGTACAGAGCGCCGAGAGCCTTGTGGGCAGCGTAGCTACCAGGGCCTTTCGTCATGAGGTGCAGCATGTGCGCGGCAGTGACACCGTGCAGGAGCTTGGAGATGAAGTCGGCAGATTCAGACTTGTACATTGAAGACCTCAGTTAGAAGGAGTATCCCACGGCGGGGGCATCGGAACCGTAGGAGGGTTCTTTTGGTTTTCGATTTCCTTCGCCAAGCTGACATCGAACTGATCGACGGTAGCCTGGGTGAGTTCCGCGACAACCCAACCCTGGACCTGAGACTTCGTCAGGCTGTTGAATGGGGTGTAGGCGGAAGGGTTCGGGGGTCCGAGGGTGATCTGGCCGTAGCAAGACGAGGAGTACGCGCCGTCAGTAGCCGTGCGCCGCCAGTCGATTACGACCACCACGTCCGTCAGCGACCCTTCTACGGGCTTGACGGTGAGGGGGTTGAAAATCCAATCGTAGGTGATTGCCATGTCTAGTTCCTTGCTTTCAAAATGTCGATCTCTGCCTTGAGTTCTTGGATAGCCTTGACCAGAATGGGGATCAGCTTGGCATCAGACAGCCCGTAGAACTCCTCCTTGGTCCCGTCTTTTAGCTCGACTTCATTGCACTTCACAACGGACTTAAGGTACGGCTCGTCGGCTAGCGCCGCCTGGACATCTTGGGCGATAAAGCCAACCTGAGTACCACTGTCAAAATTGTGAATCTCATGCTGCTTCCAAGTAAACGATACGGGATTGAGCTTCCCGACTACGTCCAGTCCAGACTTAATTGAAGAGATGTTCTCTTTGTAGCGCCCGTCAGAGGTAGCGATTGTGGCGTTGGTAGCGAAGATCTGACTGTTGACTTGAAGCAGGTACGATCCATTTGAAGTGGTGTATCCGATTAGGACATTGCCGCTGGAGTCAATACGCATGCGCTCGGCAGCGCCGGTACAGAAGTAGGTACTCCCCGAGATCATGCCGATTTCGGTAGCGTTCGCTACGTTGTCGGAGAACTGCATGTAAACATCGCGCCCGGCGGCTTCAGATTGGATACGAAAGACAGAGTTGGACCGGACGGTTGTGCCAGTTTGCCCGGATGTGATATTGGCAACGGCTCCTGCGGCTGTCCCTGCGGATACTGTTAATCTGGCGAGAGCAGAAGTGGTGCCGACCAGCAGGTTGCCGCTGGAGTCCAACCGCATCTTTTCAGAGGCACTGATTTGGAAAGTAACGACACTCCCGTTGACAGAAAGAGGCCCATACGCGCTATTAGCCGCGTTGACCGCGCTGAGACGGAATAAAGATCCTGCGGCGTCATCAAAATACCCGCGATAAACCCCGGTAACAATGTCTAACTTCCCAGCAGGACTCGACGTTCCAATACCGACGTTGCCGCCGTTCTGTAGCCGCATCACCTCAGTCGCGCCGTTGTTCCCCGTCTGGAAGATAATGTCCGCGCCAGTCGCGCCGACTCCAGATGTGGACCGAAGGGTGAGGGTAGAGGTGGTGCCTGTGCCGCCGATGACAAGCGGAACAGTTGCGCTCGTCGTAATCGTCGGAGTCGCAATCGTAGGCGAGGTGCCAAACACAAGCGCCCCAGTACCTGTCTCGTCTGTTACCGCAGCGGCCAGATTCGCACTGGAAGGAGTAGCTAGGAATGTAGCAACACCGGACCCAAGGCCGGAGATCCCGGTACTGACAGGCAGTCCAGTGCAGTTTGTTAGAGTTCCCAGCGCAGGAGTCCCAATGTTTGCCGTGACCAAAGTAGGGCTGGTCAGAACGGGTCCGGTTGCGAACACCAAAGCACCAGTGCCAGTCTCATCTGTTACGGCGCTTGCAAGATTGGCGCTGGAAGGGGTGGCTAGGAATGTAGCGACATTGGAGCCAAGGCCAGAGATCCCGGTCGAGACAGGCAGGCCCGTGCAAGAGGTCAGAGTGCCTGAAGATGGAGTACCTAGCGCACCACCGTTCACGACCAAAGCGCCAGCGGAGCCTACGTTTACCGCTAGTGCGGTTGCGACTCCCGTACCTAACCCAGAGACCCCACTAGAAACCGGAAGCCCGGTACAGTTCGTCAACGTGCCAGACGTAGGCGTACCCAGCAGCGGGGTAACCAGCGTGGGGGAGGTGGCAAGAACGACAGAACCCGTACCCGTTACGGCGCTGACCTGAGTGCCGTTGATCCGAAGGACGTTGCCCGTGCCAGCGGTATCGAAGGTCTTGTTCGTGAAGGTGTCGGTAGTGGCTTTGCCGACGAGAGTGTCGGTAGCGGCAGGGAGGGTGAGAGTGCCGGAAGCAGTAGCACTGGCTTGGAGAGTGGTGCTGCCGGAACTGGATCCATTGAGAACAGCGCCCGTAGCCTCAAGAAGCGCCGTCAGCTTCAGGCTGGTGAGAACCTCTTTGGCTGCGGCACCAGACCCAGCGCCGTCGAGGTAAACAATAGAGGAGTACCCAGGCTTGATCGTTACGCTAGATCCAGACCCCTGCGAGATGACGATGTTCTGCCCGCCCGTGGTGTTGTTCTGAACGTAGTAGTGCTTCTTGACGGTGTTCGGTGTGACGCTAACGGTGTTGGTGGCGGCAAGAGTACCCGTAAAGACAAGGACCTTGTTGCGCCCGTCCCCGGCAGAACCGTCAGGGATATTCAGGGTGTGCGTGGTGCCGCTCAGGGTGATGCTAACGAAACCGTCGATTGCTGTATCGAACAGATCGAAGTTGGTGTTCGTTGTGTTTCCCCAAGTACCAGACTGTTCGCCCGTAGCGATCTTCTGGATCTTATTGTTTGAGGTGTATGTAGAAGGCATTAGTTGATCACCAAGCTAGGTAGCGTCAGTTCGTGACGGAACTGATAACAGCAATCGCAGTGTTCGAGTTTGCGGTCGGGAACTGGACAGTCAGGGTGCCGCTGGAAACAGTCTTGTCGGTGCCGAAGTCCAGGACGAAGATCGACTTGTTCGACTTGGAAGAGTTGTAGATCAGAGCGCCGCGACAGGTGAATGTGGCGCTGGTCCAGCTAATGTCAGCGAAGTCCAGGATAGCGTAGATCCCGTCAGGCGTAACGGTAGCCGTCAGAGTCTTCCCGCCAGCAGTATACCCAGCGCCAGAGACTTCATTGGTGGCACTGTAGGCAGTGGTGGTATTGTCGATGGTCGCAGAGCTTGTGTACAGAGCGATCTTGATCACGTCCGTAGAGAAGTTGTGTACCGCAAGGAGAAGCTGCTCCTTGAACGAATCTGTTACATAGCTACCAGTGAATGCCATGGTTAACCAATGTTCCTCTTGCTGTCAGGGTTCCTGTAGTTGTCCATGCGCTGCTCGTCCTCGCAGACATTCTTGAGTTCGATCAGGCCAAGCTGATACAGCTTCTCGTACTGCTGCTGCATCTGCGGGTCACCCTTGAGGAACGAGTAGGCTTCCACGAGGCACCCGTACAGCAGAACCTGCGGGAAGTAGGTGCTGACCCAAGTTGTATTGCTGCTAGCGCCAACAATCGTGTCCGGGGTCCTGTAGTAGTAGAGGGTGTAGGTGTACGGAGTACTGGCAGATGGCGCTACGAGGATTGTCGTGTTGGTGTCGCTGGACGCCTGAATAGCGTAGTACGCGGGAGCGCCCGTAGTCCCAGCAGAATGCGCCGTCACACCGTAAGCCTCCGTCAGATACGAAGGCTCCTTGAGAAGCAGGCCAGTCTGGATGCCACCAATGTTAACGAAGAGGCTCAGTTGCATCACGAAATCACTAGGAGTCGTGATGGTCTGAGAACTCACCGTGCCAGTAGTGGACACCCTGGAGTCAGGAGACTTTACGTCCCTGTTGATACGCTGCTCTGCAAGTTGGATAATCCCGTCCAGGT